CCGATGGTTTAAAGCACCATCCCGATTGTTACGCTTTAGACTTCAGATAATTTACTATCCACCAGTTTTCAATACCCCTGGATGCACTATCTTCATCCAATGCGCGGGTATATCCAAGGAAGTCCGGCATGTAATCGGTAGCTTCTTCAGCTAAGTGGCTGACCTTAGAGAAGAAACCTGGGATATCCAGTCCGAGTCTGTACTTATCCCCTTTCATGCAATAGTCCACAAATTCCTCCTTAAGAGGATGATACTTTACGTTCTCAAGTATCGACAGTTGACGCAACGCTACCATCTCTTTGCCCCACTTGTCAGGGTCATAAAATCGCTCTTGTTCAGCCAACCTTCCTAAAGCGCGGTTAGTTGAGTAAACACCTACGCATACATTATCGACGCGATAGTCCTGATGATGCCACCGTCGTAAGTACACGCAGTCCTGTGTGCTAGCGTATTGCTTGTCTTCGTTCATGTCAAGACCGTGGCTAGTATACGCTAACAGTACATCATCCACAGTACACCCAGGATAGGTTAAGACACCGTCATCACCTAAACACTGTGAATGAGGGTTGAGGGCGGTACCGCTAAGGAGAGCAGCTTCATGCTGGAGACATCTGTGAGCCAGAGTCTCATCAGCATTAGTACCACCACTGCCGGATCCCATACCATGAGGACCGACCATGAACTTTTCCCCGTCTAAGCACAGAGGTATCATGTACTTAATTGGGAACACACCGTTCAACCACTTATCGATGCTGCCAGCGTTGAATAAGTATCTGAGGCATTCTCTGGCCGCCTCCTGCAGCACATCATTAAAGTGTTGGTCGAACTTACTGAAGTCCGTACAGATAACCAGATCATTTGCAGGTTTGGTATCAAACATCCTGGTTATCTCTTGATCCACATATTCCATGCCAGCCCAAGCAGGAACGTGTGGACCTTGGCCACCACGTGAATTCTTCATGGCTTCAATCAGTGGTTGATAGACCTGAAGCTCATTAGCATTCACGGAGAATGGAAACATCCAAACCACTCTCTGTTTGGTGTCGTCTGCCTCTGGTCCGCCTTCCTGACCTCGCCACCCGAGTACTGCTGTACCCTGCCACATACGTTTGGGCAAGACAAGCATTACGCGGTCGCCACTGATCTCACATTCACAAGGAATGGTCTCTTTAACGACGTCAGAACGTTTACGGAAGAATGGGGACCCACTGTTGGTGGACTTCTTCATCAAGTCAACAGTACGTTTGAGGCTCCTCTGTCGGATGCCGGCTACATCCTTCCACTCATCGCAGGCGCGAGCGATAGCGTCCGCTTTGATAGGAATTCTCTTCTTGGAGATAGAAGAGTAGTAAGATTCGATGTCTTCCATCCGTTCAGCCAACGGTTTCTGGATGCTCATCGGACCGACCTTTTCGCCGAGGTCCTTCTCGAATTGATACAACGAAGGCCATCGTTCAGCGATGGACGACAACGTTGCATTCCATCCGTTAAGGATCTCTTGCAATGATTTTCCCTTATAAAAGGGTGTTCGGTACTCATCGGGTTGTCCCGCCACAACGTGCGAGAAATATGCCCGTAAGCCCGGATTTGGTAATTCAAAGAAATTACCTAAACTTAGTTTCATAGTTTTCGGCACTATGATTGCCTCCTTTCAATAAAGATTGTTG